TCGCCACCACCAGCAAAGCCAGATGGTTTAAAATATTGACTCCAACGATCTGGATCATACGCCTGACCATCAACGCTTGCTTCGAACATCTCTTTAATTACTTTAAGCTCTACTTCGCCTGGACGTTTAGGTAAAAAGTCGCTAAGATTATAAAGACCAAATTGATCAATTGCAGATTGTTCTGCAGACGTTAAAGCAGATTCTTTACGTGCCCATGTACTTGTACTATAATCAGCATAACCTCCTTTTGAAGTTTTTTTGATAGTAAAATCGAGCCCTGCTGTAAAATCAGTAGGAATATTTTCCATATCATGATCCATTAGCGCATTTTTAAATAGATTAAAAATTTGCGGACTAATAATAAATCTGCGAATAGGATTTTCAGGTGTTTTATCATCTGCTAAAGGATTATCTCTAACAAAACCTTGGAATAGATATGATTTCTTTTTCCAATATTTGCGACCCATTTCCTCAAGTGCAGGATCCTTAAACCAAGTTCTTACTTCTGCTAGAATAGGACAGGCATCGCCATACATTTCTACACATGGTACCTGTACAATAACAGGCTTACTGTCGGATTGTCCTTTAACACCTGCGAATGGCAAACGAATCATTAATCTTTCTATCCAGAAAAATGAATTCTTTGTGTCTGCATCGGGAAGAAAACGAACTCGAGCTGTTGATCCTTCTGGAATGTTCCAGTGTGCATAAATGGCGTTATCGCCCGATCCTGCACTACTGCCCTGTCCACGGTTTTGTTGCGCTTGTAGTTTTGCGCGAATTTCAGCTAATGAAGTGGCCATAATAATTTCTCCTTAATAAATGTGCCTTAATAAATGTGCCAAGATATACAACTGCACTTTGCAATTGTATAACAGTAATATTTATGATGTCAAACGTAATTTTTTATTTTTTTGTCAAACCAGCAAGTAATTTAATCATTTCTAAATTACCTTCAGTAACCACAGGTTCATCCATAGTCGAAGCTCCATGAGTTTGATTTGGAACTGGTGGTTGTTCTGGCGTTTGTGGCGTTTGCATGGCAAGTGTGAATTTAGCTGCAAGTTCAGGATTATTCTGTTGTAACCATTCAATTACTAAAGGTCTTGCATCAGCATCCGGACCTTGTTGTTGCGATAAAAATTCAAATTGATCATTTAACTCCTCATCGCCAATTATTCTACCAAAAGAAGCTTGGGCATCCATACCATCAATTCCAACACCAAAACTAGATGACATTAATTTGGATAACTCGTCAATTTCATCTATTGTGTCTGGTACACCACTTATAGTATCTTCATCAATTGATTCGGCCCAGGCTGCAAATTCTTCTGCCATAGCAGTTTCTAAAGCTTCTTGTTCTTTCATATAAGCACGGTAAACGTAAGGCAAAGCTTCATTAAATCTATCATCATATATTTTTTTAACGAAACGTTCACGCAAAGCATCTACATTAATAGTATTTTCAATTGGTGCTTCAGGAATCCATGATTCAAAATAAGCACGATATCCTCGAGCAGTACGCATCTGGCGCAATAAACGTTTATCTTGATCGTAATGTTTCAATGCACTATGGACCATATCTTGTGTTTCTAAATCTTCAAATTGTCTACGGCGAGCGCCATATACAAAATGTTTCATGCTGGCCATTTCTTTCATAAGTTCGGTAATGTGCTCGCCTTGTTCATCATGTAGTACACCACCTTCACTAATATGCCTAGCTTGAGCACGAGCATAATCTAAATTGTTATAATCTAATAGAAAACGTTCACCGCGATGTGTTTCTAGATAAATGCTTTCAATTTTTCTAGCTCTAGCGCCGCGTTTTTCTGGGTCAATAAAATCACTATGCTTTACTCTGATTTTAACTGGTCCCCGATCTTCATAACTGTTGATCCTTGACCCATACATACTTTCATTAATAACGCTTTCGGTAATCTCAAGGTCATTTGCATCCAATGGATTATCTGCTTGAGCTTGTTGTTTTATTGCTTTAAAATCTAAGTTACGTCTAGTAATGTCTCTTGTATCAAACTTGAGCATGTTTCTTCTAGCAAAACTTCTTAGTGAACGTAAAAATTCAAACCATTCGTCTTGTTGATTAGGTTCTAATCCTTGAGTTATATCTTGTCCAAAGTATATTTTAAGGCTGTCGTTGTCAATTAAACTTAACGTAATATTGCCAAAATTTTCTCCATCTTTGGTCGTATAGTCAAAATTAAAAAATCTTGCACTTTTAGGAACTGTAGTATCTTCGCTTTTTTCATTCTTAAGATGAATAGGCTCAAATCTACTACGAATTTTGTCAAATAATGCTTCTGCAATTTTTTCTATTTCACGCATTTATAAATCCGATAATTATTTTATATTTAGCTTAATATCATAACAAAGGGCAAAGGCTCTAAATATTCCTCAGCAATATCACGCATATTTTCGTCCAATTTTGGATCAAAATTCTGTAACATTTGTACCATGCGTACTGCAAGTAACATAGATGTTACTAGGTCATCAGTTTCGCCAATTTTAGCTTTAAAGGTAGGTCCTGTAGCTACAAATGTTTTAAGTTCTGATATAAGGTTTTTACTAGCTAAATGCAATCTTCTTGTTTCTATTAAACTTTTTAATTTGGCACAAACTGATAATTTGCTTCTATTAGACGTTGTAAATCCTTTGCGATACATACGTGTAGAACCTGCTCTAGCAGGCTCGCTAAGAAACGTTCCTTTAATATTTTCCTCTCCAATAGCATTAATGGTTATTAACGAAGCTTCACCTATTGTATTATTTTCTACGCTATAATATATGTCATTTGGATTACCAATACAATCATAGATATATTGTGTAATTTCTTGAATAATTAAAATTTGTCTTTCTATTGGAGTTTTATTATGCTGCCATTCTCCTATTTGTTTTAAATTTGGGAGTTCTAGTATTTGTATAGCCGCAGGATCCCCACCGGTACCTAAACTAGGATCAAGTGCAACAACATACGTATGGCCTCGTTCTGGTTTTTTATACCAACGTACTTGACCTTGTTTTAAAATAGGATCAATACCTGCCAGTTCAGACAATGTAATACTATTAATTAATGTTTCATCAAAAATCAAAAATTCACAACCATGCTCACGCCTAAAACGTTCCTCGCCTATGCGTCCAACTTCTTCTTTAGCCCAATTGTCGTCACGGTCTGGGTGTTCGTTCCAATGACTTTGGTAAGGTTTAAACCCGTTGATTCCTAATTCTGTTTCATTACCAAATTCGTCTATATTTTTGTTTGCCTGTTTCCAAATAAGAGCAAATTGATCTTCATCTGAGTTCGGAGTACTGGTTATAATTGCTTTACCACCAGTACTTAATGTAGGCGAAATAGATGTCCAGAATTCAGTTGCGATTGATGGTCTAACAAATGCAAATTCGTCGCAATATAGTAAAGTAATACTCATACCACGACCTGTGGTCTCAGTAGTTGTTTGACTTACAATACGCGATCCGTTTTCGAATTCTATAGATCCTTTGTTGTAACTAGTACAGCCAGCACGTATAAAGTCAGGACATAATTCGTAGGCATACCGAATTCGTTGCATTATTTCCTGCGCTCCTGTATACTTGTGAGCAGCAATAAGAATTGTTGAATCTGGTTTAAACATTGCATACCAAAGTAAATATCCTGCAGCACTGGTAGTTTTACCAGTTTGTCGAGGCATAAGACTAATACTAAATCTGTAATTATGGTATGTGTTTATTAACCTTTTTTGATATTCAAAAGGATGATACAACATTTTTCCTTTAACTGGATGTTGTATGTAAAAATAGTTATCTAAAAAATAATTAGGTCCAGTATTAGGATCTGCACATTTCGCAAATTCTAATATTTCATGTTCGGACCAGCTTACAGATCTATGTGCTGGTTTAACTAAGTTGCCTTCAAGTGATTTACCCATAAATATATTTAATTCAATTATGAACTGTTTACTTTTAAATCGGGACTATACTCCGATTAGCATATTACCTTTAAGTATAATTAACTGGCAACATGCAATAAAATTGCTTTTTCTAGAAAGAATTACTGTTCTAGAAGAATATGAACAATATGTAGCTCATAGTGCTAAGTTAAACATAAATTATCCTGCGGTAGCCGTTACTAAAAATTATTTTGATAATAAACGTAAGGTAAAATTTAGCAGAAGTAATCTCTATCTTAGAGATTTGTTTACCTGTGCTTATTGCAACGAAACTTTTAACTATGAACAATTAACTATTGATCACGTAATCCCTAGGTCTAGTGGCGGAAAAACTAATTGGGAAAATTGTATTACTGCATGTAGATCCTGTAATCATAGAAAAGGTTCTAAGTTAATTAAACCTAAAGTTATGCCTTA